GCCTGGGCCAGCAGGTTGGCGCTAAACGCCGGGCGGCCGTTGATGATGTGGATTCCGATGGCGCTGGCAAACGGGGAAAACCCCGCCTCCATGCCGGCCATCAGCCGGATGGCGCATTCAGCCACCTGGGTTTCCTGATTGCCTGATTTGCCAAACAGGCCAGAGGCGGCAAAAACTTTGGCGAGGCGGGCTAGGTCGTCAACGGAGCTGACCTGCAGGCTGAGTGGGGCGGCGCTTGGTGGGGCGAGCGCCGTGCTTTGAGTCGCCATTGCATGAGGCGGTTGGTTCCATAATCCTACCCCCATGGGGTATGGTTTCGCAACCTGCATCACGCTAAGACCGTGGGATGTAGGTTTGCTTTTCTGCTAGAGCAGTAGTACACATGTTCCCCCCCCCCATGGGTGTTGCCGTCAAGATCCACTGCGATACGGCTGAGGCCGTAGCCGATGTCTGGCGGATGCTCAGCCATGTGCCAGACACTGACTTTGTGCCGGCGGAGATCTGGCTAGATGGTGAGCTGCATTACCTGGTGATCAGGACTGACGGTGAGCAGACATCAGCTCAGCCTGCAGATCGGCAGGGCCAAACGACCCCAGGCCTCTGATCGTGCGGAGCATCTCGGCAAAGGCGGCCATCTCCAGCTCCAGCTCGCTGGCGGAGATTTCGGCCATCCCTGAGAGAACCTCGCGCAGTTTCCTCTGGCGACCTGGATCGGTGCTGGGGTATGCGGCCGCGAAACGCTGGGTGGCCTCCCGTGGGCCCCAGCCGCGCTCCGATGCCTCCTGCTCCAGCAGCTCGACAAACCGCTCGGACATCCGGCCCAGCTTGGCGGGGCTCAGCATCTGGCCGCCCAGATACGGCAGTTCAAGTCGGCTCATCAGCAGCATCGCCAGGTCGCCCAGGTCGAGGGGCTGGTCTTCGTTCGGAGCCGGGGCCGGTAGCCAGCAGATGTCATCGAGCCACGCCGCCTCGACCCCCCAGCTCGAATGGGGGCCAAACTCGCGGATGGCCGCTTCCGGGTCCCGCTTCCAGGTCCAGATAGCCAAATTGGCGCGGGCGATCGCATCGAGGTGCTTGAGGCCAGCCCCGCGGTTCTGCTTGGCGTTGCGGATCCTGGACAGCGCCCCGCCATCGAGGCCGGTGGGCTCCCCGAACCCCCAGCGCAGGATCGCGGCCAGGCGGTCGTGAGAGCTGGTGGCTAGCCAGTAGTTGAGAAGGGAGGCAAGCGATTGAACCCCGTGTTCGGTGCGTTCCGCTGCAGATTGCTGATCTTGCATAAACCCACACTAGGGGTTCCGTTTCCCTAGGGAAACACTACCGAGGCGTATCTGCTGCAGGCGATACAGGATCTGCATACCTCAGCAGCGCCGTTGCCGCATCGACGCTGCGGGCGACGCCTCCGCAACCACCAGCCCCCTGGATCTGGCTTAGGAACTGATCCTGCTGGGCGGTCGTGCGGCCGGCGGCGCTCTTCACCTCGATAGCCACAAACTGGGCCAGCGTCTGGCCGACCATCTCCGGGGTGATCACCCTCGAGCGCCAGCCGATCAGATCGCTGGAGCCCACGCACAGCCCGGCGTTGAGCGGGCGGCCATTGCGCACAACCACGTCCCCAGGCTGCAGGGCCTGGGCGACGCCGCGCAGATTCCCGCTGGTGACCTTGGTGGCCTGCCCTGCCCAGCCGGTGCCAACGTTGTTCCGAAATAGCCTGGTGGGGCCCCTGCCGCAGGCCAGCAGGATGCGCTGTTGAATGACGTGTTCTGACATGGCGGCCGGCGGTGGTTCCGGCAGTCAATGGAGGGGGTTGCGCGGATCCGTCACCAGTGCGCTACCATTTCAACAACGGGCCAGGAGCCCTGCACCTAGAAAATTGAATATCGCGGGCGGTCAGCCCGATCCCAGGGGTGGTCCTGCCGGCACCTTTGAGTCCCTGCCGGGGCTCACCACCTACTGGAGATCAACATGACCACCCACGCCGCCCTCGACCAGGACACCGCCGAGATCTTTGCCGAGATCGACGCTCTCATGGACGAGTGGGGCCGCTCGATTGAGGAGGGGCTGGCTCTTGCACGGGAAGTGCTGGATGCCTGCGCCGATCTCGATGAGTGGTCCTGCTGACGGGCTGGGGCCTCGGCCCCGTGATTTTTGGTTTTTCTCCCCGTGGAGCTGCCTGGCCTGGAAGCGATGGCCGCAGCTCCGAATCTTTCGGAGAAAAACAATGCTGACCGTTTCAACTTGCTTCCTGGCCTGGGCCGTTGCCCTGCTGCTGCTGCCTGTTCTTCTGCTGCTCTGGGCTACCGAATCACGCCACACAAGGATCCGCCGCTGGCGGTCCCAGGGTCAAACCTGGCGGGCCATTGCTGACCGGCTGGGCTGCTCACAATCCACAGCCCGGAGGTGGGCATCGGCCTGAACGTGACGGATTGTGAACCGGCCTGGTGGCGGTGGGGTGAAGCGTCACGGGTGCGCTATTATTTCTACATCGGGAGCCGAGGGGCTGCCACTACTCACGAACCAGCCATGACCGCTACCCGCCACCCCGCAATCGTTAAGGCCCTCAACTACGCCCTGATCGAAACCGGCTGCACCAAAGAACAAGCCATCTCGATGGTGATCACCAGCCTTGTTGAAGCTGGAATCTCAATGCAAAAGGCCACCGATGCCGTGGTCGGACCCGGCACCTACCAGCGGATCTCCGACACTTGCTGGGAGCTGTGCCAGGCCGCCTGAGGCCCCCACGGCCCGCCGGAGCCCATCCAGCAACAACCCCACTGCACAACCGCCATGGCCAACTGGAACAGTTCAATCACTCGAAGCAACGCAAAGGGGCTGCAAGTCACCTACGAAAGCGCCTTGAGCCCATCAGCTCAAATCAGCATCAGATGGAACAACGGACTGGGCGGAGGGGTCGGAATGTCGATTAAGCAAGCCAAAGAATTGCAAGGACTGCTCGATGATGCTTTATCGCAAGCGAACCATGCCTGACCCCACCCCCGGCTACATCAGCATCAGAGATACGGGGGATTGGCCCGATGACCACCTGATCGGCGTTCAGAGCGTGTGGGCCTTCGAGAATGGCGAAAACAGGCCGCTGTGGAGAGCCCTGCCCAAGGGCGCCTACAAAGTGACCGGCCTGGCGTGGCCCGAATCCATGGGTGACTTCACCCTGATGGGCCCGCCCAATCGCCTAGGAGCGTGGCGCTGGTATCAGCGCAGCCTGGTGATTGAAGGGATCAAAATCACCGAGCGGATCAAACTGGACAATCAACTCCAGCCAATCTGGGACAGCCTGGTGACCACCCATGCCTGACCCCACCGCAGCAGAACGCGCTCGCCGGTATCGCGAGCGCCAAGCCGGTCGCCTCCCGCCAGCAGAGCGGTACGAGTGCCAGGCCTGCGGCATCACTCACACAGGCGCCCGCGGGGTGCTCTGCTCCAGGTGCTGGCAGTCACTGACCGAAGAGGGTCGAGCAGATCGGGCGGCACGGGTCGCCAAAGTCCGAGCGAAGCGCAAGCGTGACGAAGTGTGAACTGGCTGGGAAGTAGAGGGTAGAGCCATCACGGATGCGCTACAATATGCAGGTCGCCGGGAGGCCGGCGGCAATCCCACTGCACATCGACAATGGAAGAACTACTGGCTTCGTTCCTCGGGATCCACGACGCGCTAACCGACCTGGAGCTCGCGGAGCGGTTCCCCGATCTACCCATCGAATACCGGCGGCTGGTTTGCCAGCTGCGGGTGATCACCTCCAAGGGGATCGACGGAATCAACGCCGCCTAACCACTGGGCCCCTTCGGGGGCCTTTTTTTATGGCCTACGCTGGGCCGGCTCGGTCGTCCCTAACCGCAAGGCGGGAGCCGTGGCCGTCTTCGTTGGGGGCGGCCTGCAACGGTACCGAAGGCCGGGCACCCCTAAGCGCCTCAAATGTCATCCCCAGGCACCGCACCGGCCGGGCATCGCGGATCGCCTTGCTGATCGCCGCCTGACTCACGTTCAGCTCCCGGGCAGCAGCACAGCAGCTGGGCCAGATCTGATCAGTCTCGATGCAGCGAATCCGCCAATCACCGATCGCCTGGGGATACTGCGCCGCCACCGAATCAGCCAGCCGCCGATCTTCCAGCAGCAGGAACAGCGCATCAGCAGAGAATCCGCCCAGCACCCTGGGCATCACCCGGGCCAGCCGCCGCCACGATGCCCGGCTGATGTATCTCACCGTGCCCACCACCCTGGGCTCGAGCACCTCCCGCACCTGCCGCCGACGTACCCACGCCTCCACCCTTGAGCCTGGACAGCCCAGGATTTCGGCAGCCCCGTAACAACTGGTCCATTCACCAATCCTGGCCCTGCGTGGCTGGTGGGTCCGGGTCATCCGTTCGGCGATGCTCTTGGCGCTGCGCACTGGCCAGCCGTGCTGACGGGCAGCGCATCGCATCGATTTGACCAGGACCGCAAAAGGCACGTCACCGGTGAGAGTCTCGAGGTGGTCGATCTCGTCTTGGCTCCAGCGGTGGTAGGTCATGCAAAAACACCGGGCCGATGACCCTTTGACACCCGGGCGTTGATCACATGCCACGCCCAGCCGCGTGGGTTTTTCATTCCCCGACGCTTGCCAATCGCTACCAGGTCTTCAAGCGTGCCGGCCTCGCCTTGCTCGCGCCTGGTTTCGCGCTTCAGCTGATCGGCGCTGAATTCAACCAGCTGACCATCGACGTGCTGGAGCTCCCGGCGCTCTGGCGTGAATTCGTGCCCGCATTCACCGCAACGGGGTTTTCCCGATGGCAGGCAGGCAAAACACTGGGGGCAGACCTTCACCGACGGCGCCGCCTCGCGGTCCTTCTTCGGTGTGCCGTCCAGCGTCCACTCCCGATCCTCAAGGTGGTGGCCGAGCCGTTGGGTGTTCCCGACGTGATCCAAAATCACCGCCCGTTTCCCGGGCTGGGGGCGCAGGCAGCGGCCGATCATCTGCAGGTGCAGGCTCACCGATTGCGTGGGCCGGAGCAGGATGCACCCGGCAACGCTCGGCACGTCCACACCCTCGCCAATCAGCTGGCAGCTGGTCAGCACCTTCAGCCGTCCAGCGCCAAGCTCAGCCAGTAGTTGCTCACGCCTGCCGGCGTCCATCATTCCGTCAATCGAGGCGGCCGCCACTCCATTCCGGCTAAACAGATCGGCCACCGCTTCCGCGTGCGCCACCGAGCAGCAGAACGCAATGGCCGTTTGACCATTCAGGTGCTGGCGGTAGTGCGCCAGGCAGTCACCCATGGCCTGCCCCGCCTGCAGCATCTGGCCGGCCTGCGACATGTCAAAGTCGCCCATCCGCTTCCGCAGCCCCAGCAGTGATGGCCCTGGCGGTGCCAGCACCCTGGCCGGGGCCAGGAATCCTGCATCAGTCAATTCGGCTGGCGTGGGGCCCAGGACCATGTGGGAATAGAACTCGCCCAACCCGCGGCCATCGCTCCGGCATGGCGTGGCCGTCACGCCCAGCACCCTGGCGCTCGCGCAGTGCTTCAAGACCTTCGCCCAGGTGCCCGCGTTGCTGTGGTGGGCCTCGTCGATCACCAGCAGCTGGAAGAACTCCTGCGGGATCAAATGCAGCCGTCTGGCCAGACTTTGCACGCTGGCCACCTGCACCGGTGCGGCCAGGTTCATCGACCGGCCTGCAGCAATCAGCCCATGGGGCACGCCCAAGGCCGTCAGTGATGCGCTGGCCTGCCGGAGCAGCTCGGCGCGGTGAACCAGCACGCATACCCGATTCCCGCGGGCGGCCGTCTCCCGGGTGATGTGCGAAAACAGCACCGTCTTCCCGCCGCCGGTTGGCAGCACGAACAGAACCGAGCGGTGCGCCTGCTGATACCCCTGGCGGATCTCGTCAACCGCCTGGAGCTGGTATGGGCGAAGGGTCGGGGTCATGCTGGTTCCGCAACGCCATCACCCAACAGCTCAAGCAACGATCCGCTCTGCTGTTCGGCCCCCTGCAGGAACTTCGCCGCCTGCTTGGCATACTCCGGCTTCAACTCGCAGCCGATGTACCGTCGGCCCATCTTGATGGCCTGGTAACCCGTGCTGCCAATTCCGTTGAATGGATCCAGCACCAAATCGCCTGGGTTGCTGTACAGCGTCAGGCAACGGTCGATCACATCGAGCTGCAATGGGCAGATGTGCCGCTCATCTTCCTGCCCTTTAGCCATCCGGCCATTGAGCACTTTGGTTTGATTCACCCGCATCCAAACCGGACTGGCCAGCTCCTGCCACATACCCACCGGCAGATCCTCTGGGCAATGGGTGACCGGTTCGGGGTTGTCTTCGTTCTTCCTGAAAAACAGCATGTAATCAGGCATCCCCACCCTGCTGCGGGTGCTGTCTTTCTTGAGCTGCTTGTACAGCAAGCCAAGAGCCTTAGTGCGCTGCATCTCAATGACCGGATCCTTCCATATCGTGCAGCGGGCGTGGTAAACCCAGCCTGCTTCTTGGTGCGAGCGGATCAGATCACCACCAAAATCGTGCAGGCCGATAAATCCATCCTTGGATTTCCTTGCAGGCAGATCGGAGCAATGGACGCACGCCAACCGCCCGGGCTTCAACACCCGTAGCAGCGCCTGGGAGAAATAGGCGTAATGGTCCATGAACTCCTCATGGCTGCCGCAGTTGCCCATGTCACGCTCGGAATCTGAATAGACAAACAGATCCGAAAACGGCGGCGAGAAAATCGCCAGATCAATGATTCCATCCGGCATCCCATTCATCACTTCAATGCAGTCGGCCAGATAAACGGCCCAGTTGTCGCCTTGGTAATCGGGTTTCATTTCAGGAAATCGGGAAGGGTGATTCGGCTGGTGCGGGCATACGTCTTTTTGGTTGATGGCGATTGCAGCCCATTCATCGCCTCGGCCATGGCGCGCTTCATCCGCTGGTGGTCCTGGGCCTTGCGCTGGACGTTGTTCCAGATCGTGGTTTCCGTGTCGCTGATGACCACGTGGCAGGTCACCGGCTTGGTTTGCCCATAGCGCCAAGCACGGCGCACCGCCTGATAGTGCTGCTCATAGCTGTGGCTGACGCTGGCAAAAACAACCGTATTGGCGTGCTGCCAGTTCAACCCCAACCCGGCCAGCTTGGGCTTTGAGACGATCACCCGGCGGCGGCCAAACGTGAAGTCATCCAGCGCGGCAATCTTTTCGTCTGGGCCCATGGATCCATGCACCTCGATCGCGTCAGGGATCGCGCTGGCTAGGGCGGCTGATTCGCTGTTGGTTTCACACCAAACAATTACGGCGCCATCGGCAGCGTTGGCGATCTCAGCAGCCTTCGCTACCCGATCCTCCATCGTCAACCGCTTCTCCCGGTGAATCGTGGTGGCGCTGCCATCGGGGATACGAAACAGCATCCCATCAGGGACGTCCACGGTGATGTCTGCAGAAACCGTGTGCAGCTCGTAAATCAATGGCGGGAGCACAAACCCCGAATCGTCACCGCCCAGATCAGATGGCAGCGTGGCCGCCCTTGACCAGCTAGCCACCCAACGCCAGAAATCAGCCTGGGCGTGACCCTTGAGCCGCCAATCCTGGCTAGCGGTGCTGGTGTCGTTGACAAACCAGCGGCACAACATCTCCATGCTGCCAAGGTGGCTCAGAAACTCAGAGTGATTCCCCAGCTCCATGTGATCGTTGGGGGCTGGAGTTGCAGTGGCCGCCAACCGATACGGGGCAGCCGAAAATGCATCGCACAGCATCCGCTTGGTGGGCCCACTGAAGGCCTTGAGGATTGAGCTCTCGTCAAGCACCACCCCGCCAAATGCGGCCGGGTCCAGCTTGGGCAGCCGCTCGTAATTGGCGATATTCACGCCGCTCCATAGATCGGACTGCTCCCGCACAATGCGGGCCTCTACGCCAACTGCTTCACACTCGCGCTGCATCTGACGGGCGACCGCCAATGGCGTGAGAATCAGCGAGGGCTTCCCAGACTGCTGGCAGAACTCAGCAGCAGCGGCAGCCTCCACCCGGGACTTACCCAGGCCGGTATCGAGGAAGGCAGCAGTGCGGCCCTTTTCGCAGGCAAACCGCAAGGTCGCCTGCTGATGCGGAAACAGCCCGGCCCACTTGCCGTGCATGGCAAAACCGCTGGAGCTGGCAGAGGTGCCCTTGGAAGCAATGAAGGCGCGGTAATCGGTAAGGGTCGCGCTCATGGTGTCGTTGGGATCGATGCGGCTACCCCCAAATCCTACCCCCTGTTGGTTCCGCATTGCTACCCCCTATGATGCAAGAACTACATCCACGCCCCCATGCCCGGCTGGCCCGTCCCCGAAGGAATCCGCTGCCTCACGTTCACCGTTCCCGATGACTTGGTGGCGCACCTCGATGCCCGCTCCGAGTACCTGGGCTGCTCCCGCGCCGCATACCTGCGCCAGCTGATCGTTCTGGACCGCGAACGCCAAGCCGGGAAGGCCTGAGCCAATGCCCACGCTCCTAGAGCAGCTGCAGGAGCTTCCGCCCTCCTGGGGGCTTGTTGCTGTCGATGGCTATAAACGCCCCTACCAGGAGAAATGGCAGGCAAACCCGCTCACCCATGAGCAGGCTGCCGCCGAAATCACAGCCGGACGCGCCAAGGCAATCGGTGTGATCGCTGGGCCCCCATCGGGCGGCCTGCTGTTCCTGGATCACGACGGCATCAGCGCAACTGAGCAGTTGGAGAAACTCGGCGTGCCTGGCCGCAGCCTCCCTAAAACAGCCACCTGCACCAGTGGGAGGGATGGCCGCTTTCAGCTGCTGTTCACCGTGCCAAAGCGCTACTGGCCCCGGATGCGCAATCGCCGCGTCTTCGACACCGGCAAGACTGATGCCGATGGCAAGGCCGAAAACCTCGACCTTCGCTGGCATCGCCACCAATCCGTAGTGATCGGGGCGCACCCCATCACCGGCGGCTATCGCTGGCTGGGGAAACGCAGCCCGGCAATGGTCGGCATCGCCGAGGCGCCAGAGGCGCTGATCAACCTGCTGATCGACGAGCCGGAGCCAGCAACGCTGCCCCTCCTCAATGCAGCCCCGGCACCCACCACAGGCACCACCCTGCCGCTGCTGGATTTCATCACCCTGGACAGCCGCCAGCTGATCGAGTCGGGCGGTACGCCAGGGCTATGGAACGATGACCAGCTCAAGCTCGCCCTTGACCTGCAGGGCACAGAGGATTGGATCCGCTCGCAGGGCTACCAACCCGATGTCTTAGCCGCTGAGGCCTTCGAGTGGCACATCAGCGCGGCAAGCACAAAGGCCAAAGACTTCGACGCCCGCAAGGCCCGCCACCGTTTTGATGGGGCAGCAGCGCACAACCCGAAACCGGGAACGCCCCTAGAGAAACTCGAATCACGCCTCGCCTTTCACACCCGAACCCAGCGCCGCGTGCTGGCCAGTCCCCCAGCCGTAACGCCAACACCTGCACCCGCCCCAGCACCGGAACCCAAAGCAGCCCCGCCATCATTCACCAAGCCCACCAAGCTCGAGGCTGGTGAGCTGCTGTTCAAACTCCGCACCGAGGCCGGTGCCGATCGCCTTCGCTACAACCGCTTCAGCCAGCAGATCGAGATGGATGGCCAGGTGCTGGAAGGCGCAGAGCGCTTCTACCTGAAGCTGGCCGAAGAGGGCCACAAGGTCGGCAAAGAACTCGCCATCGACTGCCTGATCCAGGTGGCGCATGAGAACCCCTACGACCCCGTGGCGCTTTACCTCGACCACGTTGCCGCCACTGTGGAGCCCGCCTACATCGGCGGCCTAGCAACCGCCTATCTCCGCCCCGAAGACGCCGCCACCGGCGACGGGCCAACCATCTACGACCACATGCTCCGCTGCACTCTGATCGGTGCCGTTAAACGGGTCTTTGAGCCCGGCTGCAAACACGACACGGCCTGTGTGCTGATGGGCGATCAAGGCGCCCGCAAATCCTCCTTTTGGTCAGCCCTGGGTGGCGCGTTCTTCTCCGATGCCTTGGGCGACATCAGCTCCAAAGACGACCTAATGGTGCTCCACCGATCGTGGGTGATGGAGTGGGCAGAGCTCGACCACATCATGGGCCGCAAGCACGCCGGCCAGGTGAAGGCCTTCCTCTCCCAGTCCACCGATCTCTTCCGCGTGCCCTACGGCAAGGCCACCGAAGCCTTTCCAAGGCGCGGCATCATCGTCGGCTCCACCAACCGCTCAGCTGGCTTCCTATCCGATGACACAGGCAACCGCCGCTTTTGGGTTATCCCCACAACCCGGACCGAATCCAGCCCCATCGACACGCCTCAGCTGATGGTGGAGCGGGACGCGATCTGGTCCGCTGCTGTTCACGCCTACCGGGCCAAAGAACCCAACTACCTGCCCGCAGAGCTGGCCACGATCGTCAGCCGGGAGAACGAGACGTACCTGATTGATTCGCCCTGGCTGCCTGCCGTGCAGGAGTGGCTAGCCAAGCTCACTTTGGGCGACACCATCACCACCGAGCGCATCCTCTCCCAGGCGGTGCAAAAGCCCATCGAGCGCCAAACCCGCGCCGATCAGATGGCCGTGGCTGACATCCTCCGCAGCCTCGCCTACCGGCGGGAGCGGGTAACCATCCAAGGATCCAAGATTTGGCGGTGGGTCAAGGCCTGCTGATTCCGGACCTACCAACGCGGACCGCCTT